GCTTGTCAAAACAGAACCTGCGCCTATTTGTACTTGAATAGATGAAGTACCACTCGTACTTACACCATTAAACATCACAGTAATCCGCTTCACCCATGATGGGATAGAAGTAAAGTCAATACTTGTACCACTGGTAGAGGCAACCGCAGTGCCAGAGGTAATGCCAAGAATTGCGCCAGAGTTGATCGTGACGCTTGCTGATCCATCAATTGTTGTGCTCATTGTTTAGCCCTCGTACAAAATGTTGATTGAACCAAGGTCAAAAGTATCTGCGCCATTAGAGGTAACTCTGACCGCAGTAAGAACCGCGCCAAGGGTAACGGAGCCTCCTGTCATACAAACAAATTCACCAGAATTTTCCCCGCAAACACCTGATGCAGTCCATATGTTTCCAGACAAATTCATTATGGTTATATTGCCATTGACTGAAGCCGCTGCTGTTGAGTTAAACAAACCAAAACCCGTTGTGAAAGTGGCTGATGAAACTGATGATGCTCCAAATCTTGCACCGCCACCAACATAGCCAGTTGTTGCATATGTAGGTGTTGCACCTGTTCCTAACTGCACAAGAATGCTTGAAGCCGCGCTTAAACTTACAGTGTTCAACATCACAGTAATTTTCTTCACCCAAGCTGGCAACCCTGTAAAGTCAATGCTTGTACCACTGGTAGAAGCAACAGCGGTACTCTGAGTAATCCTCTGCAACTGCGCTCGTGATGCCGCACTGTCAGTCCCATAGAACTGACCGTTGTATTCAATCTGCCCAGCTGCGGCAGGACTTGATAGCGTGTCAGAAGTTAAAACAAGTATTGACATGATTATCCTTCGTACAGAATGTTTACAGACCCGGCATCAAAAGTGTCTGTGCCGCCTGCGGTGGTAATGCGAACACGGTCAAGAGTTCCACTAAGTGCAGGGGATGTTCCACCAATAGAACTTGCATTTGTACCGCTATCTGCCAAATAACCAGTTGCAACCCAAGTATTTGATCCTAACAAAGTTAAAGTTATAGCCCCTGATTGTGTATTTGCCGCCGCCCAATTTGCACCCCCAAATCCTGCACTGCTAGTTGAACCGCTTAAAGTTGCGCCACTAAAAAAAACTGCTCTGCTTGCGTATCCAGATGTAGTAACAGAACCAGAACCTATTTGAATTAAAAAATTTGATGTCGAGTTTGTACTCACCCCACTAAACATCACAGTGATGCGCTTCACCCAACTAGGAATGCCAGTAAAGTCAATTGAAGTACCTGATGTAGATGCAACCGCTGTACCCAAGACATTGACAGAATTGGTTGCAGTAGCTGCTTGAAGTGTTAGCGTGTTTGTACCCGCAACAGCAGGGGCAGCAAGTGTTACCGCCCCGCTGGTATCCCCCGAAATAACGACTGATGACATATATTTCCTTTACAGAACAACCCAGCGCGAGCCGGTTGGAATGGTGACGGTGATACCGCTGTTGATGGTGATAGGGCCAACAGAGTGCGCGTTGTTTGATGCTGTGATGCTGTAGTTACCAGTAACCACTTTTGTATTTTCATAGAAAACAGTGTCTGATCCTGCACCAGTTGCACCGCCACCCACCGCAGTAAAGGCAGTGCCGTTGTAGCCTTCAAACCGAGCCAGCGATGTGTTAAATCGGAGTTGCCCCGCAGCTGGTGAGCCTGTCCGCTGTGCCGTAGTGCCTGACGCAACCTTAATAAAGTCAGTGGCTGTGACATTCAATGTGCCAGCAACAGTCAGAGTCTTGCCAGCGCCAACATTTAAGCCAACTGAAGTACCTGTACCGGCGGCGGCAAATAATGCATCGACCAAATCCAGGTCCGCATTTACCTTATTTCCCCAAGTGTCAGTTGAGGCTCCTACTTCTGGCTTTGTCAGCAATAGGTTTGTTGTGGTGGTATCTGCCATTATTAAATCTCCTTACGCGGCTTCTTGCCAAGTGACTGAATTGTCTGCTAAATCTGTCCAGTTTTCTGAGGTGTCTGAAACTGGTGTCCAGCTTTCTGATGAATCGCCAGTTGGTGTCCATGTCTCGCTTGAATCAGACTCTGCCGTCCAGCTTTCAGCGTTGTCTGGCACCGCGCCCCAGCCAAAGCCGATCAACGTGCCAATAGCGCCAATTGACTCAACGCCAATTATGCCTATGGATATGACATTTGATACGCTGCCAACAGCGCCTGTGCCATCAATTCCAGTAATTTCTTGGAATATGATAATTTCTGCGCCCATAGTGCCAACAGCACCAGTTGCAGCGTTTTCAGAAATAGACACCAATGCGCTATTGACTACTGAGTCAACCTCTCCAGTTGATTGGTTTCCACTAATGCCAAGCTCTTTGCCAACCGACTCAACTGCTGTCGTTGAAGAGACTCCAGAGACAGATGTTGTCACTGACGGGCCAACAGTACCAACATTACCTGTAGCAATAACTCCATCTTCTTGTTCTGATATGTTGGCGAGGATGCTTCCAACGGCAGTCGTTGACGCATTGTTAGTCAACGCTAATGATGTTGCTCCTCTAGCAACAAAGCCAACAGAGCCAGTTGATGCGTTACCTGATGCAGTTGCAAGGATTGTCTCTGCAACGCTTCCTATGGCAGTCGTTGACGCATTACCAGTTATGGCATGGGTGCGTACCTCTGTGACGTTTCCAACGGCAGTTGTTGATGCATTACCTGTTATGGCAAAGGATGTAACCCCGCGAGTAACTGATCCGACAGCAGTTGTCGATGCATTACCTGTTACGGCATGGGTACGTATCTCTGTAACGCTTCCAACATCACAAGTTGATGCATTGCTAGTTATGGCAAAGGATGTAGCTCCTCTAGTAACAGAGCCAACAGCAGTTGTAGACGCATTGCCTGTTATGGCGTGAATACGTACCTCTGTAACGCTTCCAACATCACAAGTTGATGCATTACCTGTTATGGCGTGAGTGCGTACCTCTGTAACGCTTCCAACATCACAAGTTGATGCATTACCTGTTAGCGCAATAGACCTTGTGCTGGTAACGCTTCCAACATTACCAGTTGCAACTGTTCCATCTTCTTGAACTGATATTGTTTCTGTAACGCTGCCAACAGCAGTTGTCGATGCGTTACCAGTTATGGCGTTAGTTCGTACCTCTGCAACGCTTCCAACGTCACAAGTTGATGCATTACCTGTTAACGCAATAGACCTTGTGCTGGTAACGCTTCCAACATCACAAGTTGATGCATTACCTGTTATGGCGTGTGTGCGTACCTCTGCAACGCTTCCAACATTACCAGTTGATGCATTACCTGTTATGGCGTGAGTACGTACCTCTGTAACGCTTCCAACATTACCAGTTGATGCATTACCTGTTATGGCGTGTGTGCGTACTTCTGCAACGCTTCCAACCGCAGTTGTTGAAAAGTTACCAGTAATTGCTTTTGATATGTTTACGCCAACAGTTCCAACATTGCCAGTTGCTACTGTTCCATCTTCTTGAATTGATATTGACTCTTGTAAGCTGCCAACAGCAGTCGTTGATGCATTGCCTGTAATAGCAATCGTCTTAACTGGTACGACAGAACCAACATTACCAGTTGCTGTATTGCTGGTAAGCGCTGTAAAGCCTACGCCATACTTACCTACACCATAATTTGCACCACCATATTGACCATAGTCATAAATGGTGGTGCTGTATGTGCCGGAGCCATAAGCACCACTACCATAAGCAGCCATGTTGCTGCCCCTTGGTTAAGCCAGCCTGATCAGGCCGGTGCTTGCGTCATTGGTAGGCATGGTCAAGGTAAACGTACCGGCGGTAACCGTCTGGCTGCCAAAGGTATGCACGCTAACTGCTTTATTTGACTGAGTTGAGTTATAAATCAGGACTGCATCAAAGGCCGTTGCTAGGGTAACAGTTGTGTAAGTGATGCTGGCACTTGGCGTTACAAACGCTGTAGTGCCGCTGGTGCTTGGCGCGGTGCCAAAGGTCACCGTCACGCCGCCTGCGGTGTAGTTAGTACCGGACACCTCGTTGGTTGCGCTGTAGGCTGTAGTGGCCGCGCTAACAGTAGCAGAGGCCAAGTACAGGGCAGCCTTAAACGTGTCGGCGGCAGTAGAACCGCGCACAACGCCAGTACCGAAATTGTGGTGGCCGACAAGCAGCTCACCTTTAAAACTGGTACACATTGCTTGAGTATTAGCCATGATTGCTTCCTTATTCTAAAGATTGGGCGACTGGTATAGCAGTCACGTTGCGTTTTAATTTCATATCGACTGAGCGATGCACAAGCTCGCCGTCTAGCCAATACTCAACCCACTGAGTTGTCTCATTGTCATTGTCAATTATGCCCTCTTTTTTTTCAAGAAGAGCGCTGTCCATTTCGCCTTTTGTTGTAGTAACAATAGCCATTTTTTATTTCCTTATCCAAATGTCCTTGCACGCGCCAACAGAGCGCCGCCAGAGGTTGATCCACGGTCATCAGCAACTTGCAACTGCTCTAAGCCAGCAGCATATAACGATGACCACACTGAGATTCTCGCATCATCTTGTAGATAAGGCGCAGCTTGTAACAGCGCACCGTACAGGTAAACGTCCGGTGCCTGAGTCAGCAGAAAATTAGTTGCAACAGTCGATGACAACTTGGTCAACTTGGCGTAGTAGACCAACTCAAAGGTGTACTCGCCATCAGGTATCGGCAGCAGCCGGAATTGATTGCCCACCACCGTGAAATACAGCGGTTTACCGCTGGACAAGTAGGTGGTATTCGACAGCTGATCCATTGCATCAATGGTCTGAAACTGCAAGTGCGTCACCGGATTGGTATCTAGCTTAATGGACTTGGTTTCCAAGAAGTCATCAGGCACCGTGCCGTACTCAGCGGCAGCTGCAAATGTTGCGTTGGCACGCACAATCATCTGCCTGGTGCGTAGCTGGCGCTCCATCTGCGCCTCGGCCAGGCTGATGAAGTCAGCAATAGCCGAAGTCAAATCAGTTCGGTTGAGCCAATCAGCCAGTGATGCTTTGAGTTCGGTGTAGGTGGTCAATGCCATTTAAACTGCCTCTTTTTCAAGCTGTTCCCGCATAACCCATGTGTGCTCATGCCGGAATTCAAATGTGCCAATGTGTCCGATTTCTTTCGAGACATCATGGTCAATATACACCTTGAAACCTAATTCCTGAGCCTTCTT